TTGATATGGCAAAAATCAAGGCTGAAGGCTTCGGACCTGAAGCTCATGACGACGATCCAACCGCCAACACCAAGATGATTACCTAAGCGTTGAACCTGTCGATAGCGCGGTTTAGATACCAAGCGGCTTTCTGCAGGTCTTGCACAGTGTTGCCTTTGTGCCATGCCCGCAGCAAGTACTTCATCGTTTGACCGACTAAGTAGCCAGTTACAGCATCAGGCGCACCAGCGACCACATCCTCAATGACTTCAATGGCCTCGACGCGACCTTTGGTGTAGTGCGCTGGTGAGTTGACCTGATCGCTCATTTCAAGCTTGGAATTGCAGGCCCAGTTGCCTTAGGTAACTCTGGCATCTCAGGCATTTCAGGGACTGGCACCTGATCCAAAATTGTTTTTGTCAGCTCCAGCTTCAGCTCGCTGATGTAATACTTGGTCAGCGATGGGATGCGGGTGTAGAACAGCACGCCGACAACCATCATCGACCCAGACATCGCAAACCCTGCGACTGCCATCACATTGAAGAGCTTTTGCATGACCCCTTAAATGCACTCTTCCATGCTACGTCGCTCGTAATAGCGCTTTAGTTTTTCACACTCTCTGGCTTTGGTGTGCTGTCCCCAGTAATCAAACACCTTTGCCCGTGCCGCCTCGTAGCGAATAGCAGTTGGCAACAGTTCCGTTGGGATGCGGCTGCCTGGGGGAGAAAATCTGCTTCCGTTTAACTTGACGCCCATAGCTAATCATCAAAGAAAAAACTCCCCTTCCTGCCTGTGTTCAGGAAAGGGAGTGCGCCTCGCTGCTTTACGCTAGCTCAGAACTTGTACTTTGCCCCGGCCTTTACGCCATAGCCAGCATCCATACCGTCGTACTTGGCAAAAGAAACCTCGCCATAAAGGTCAAAGTTTTCAGCCACAGGTGCAGAAACTCCAGCTTTGGCAGAGAAACCGGTCTCAACGTCGCCACCGTCAGGCATCAGCACTGAAGGGCCGCCCTGGATGTAGAACGCACCGGCTTCATAGCCAACGTGTCCATCAAGAACGCCACCACCGAAATCTGAGCCAGAAAAAACCCCGTTATATTCCGGGTTGACGTAGAAGCCGTCGGCTTTGGCTGCAGGAGATGCCAGCGCAACTGCCGAAACGGCGACACCACTCGCAAGAAGAGCTTTGAGCATGGGTGGAAGAATTAACGTTTTCCTTGCCCACGATACTTCTTACGTCCATGGGACGGTTTTGAATGTGATCCATCACCTTGACGTGTCTTTTTAGGCCTGCTAGGGACAAAGTTTTGCCCGTTTATTGATTTAGCCATCACCCACGAAACTGCTGATATTTCTGAGCCAAGCCGGTATAGACGCCATGCATTTCATGGTCAGGCTTGTCCCTGCCGTCATACACATAAAGCTCATTGAGCCATTTCACACGATTCCGGCAAGCGGCTACATCGGTTGCGCCGTAAGTCGCGCAAATCATTGGATCAGGTCGTTCCATCAGCTAGAGGCCATCAGGCCGTGAGCACTTGCAAAGGCTAGAAGGGAATTCACCTTTGCCTCAAGCTCGCGACAATACTCAAGCAACTCCGCATTGGTCGGTGACGCTGCATCTGCAATCGTCATCGTTCCATCAGCAGTTGGCAGGGTTCCAGAGGTTGCAGTCGGGGTAAGATCGGCAACGTGCGTGGACTGGATAGCAGCCGTCGCACCAAAAAAGCCAATCGTGTTTGAGTTGACCTCAAGCTGGGTCGTCATCGTGCCAGCGGTTTGCACCTGCAGTAGCAACTTGCCGTCTTCGCTGTCTGTTGTCGCATCAGCGATTACAGCTTGCACCTGCGCGTAATCAACCTCACGCTGTGCAGCATCAGAGTCATCGTTATTGCCCCTAAAGAAGACAGTGCTAAGAGCATCGTCGTCTTGTCCGACAGCACCATTTCGGTGGCGGAACATTCTGATGTCCGCGCCAGATGATGCGTCATTATTCGGGCACTCCAGACGCAAAATCTGCGTGTCCGTGTTGGTCACATGGATCGGAGCATCAGGCGCAGCCTCGTTAATGCCAACCTTGCCCTCTTGCAATCTGACAACAGTCGACGAGCTGCCAGCGGTTGTGGTGTTGAAATCAATCCGACCGTCTTCCGTGCTGTTGCTTGCATCAACAATCGATGCAGTGATCTCTGCATAAGACTGTGCATCTCCGGCGTCGTCTTCCCCACGAAATTCAATCGTTCCAAGGACATCATTGTCAGCAGGTGACGCAGAGTTGCGGTACAGAACAAAGTTTGGACCCTCTGCTGAGCCGGCTTCGCTGTTCTCGATGATTACGTCATCACCAGTCGTTGCTTTAAACGTGTGCAACAAAGCAGTTGCCGTTCCATTGCCAACTTGAAACCCTGTTGTGGTGAACTTGCTATTCAGTGTGTCGTTCGTGCTGATTGCGATTTCATCTTCTCCACTGCGGAAGAAACCGCTGTCACCAGTGTCAGAAATAAACCCCAGTGATGGGGCCGCAACACTGCCGTCAGGAATGTGATCGCAAAGAGTTGAAAATTGAATGCGCTTGTTTTTATTGGCGTCAGTGCTTTCCGACGCATCAAGCACCAAAAACTCATCACCACCAGCAGGGGTGGTTAGCTCTGTCAGAGCAGAAAGTTTGCGATCAGCCATGGTCAGCAGTTTTTAGAGCGAAGAATCGAACAAGTCATAGCGATCAGCAGGCCATCAAAACGCATGGGACGCAATAACTGCCATCTGCATAAGTCTCTGAAACCACAGTGCTAGTGACCTTCGCAACGGTCTTAGACCGCACAATGTCATCATCTTGCGGTTTTGCCGTTCCATCACCAGCAGACATCAACAAATCGCCGCGTGCAACGGTTGTGCCTTGCGCAATACGGATGACAAAATCACCAGTCATTGCACAAAAGAAATCTTTTGTGTAAACCTCGTCGTCATCGTCCCAATCCTCAAAAACACCCGCAACATTTGGATCGCCTTCTACATCACTTACCTTGAGTCGGTTCAGCTGTTCATTTAACTCAGTACCGGCCTCTCTTGCAGGTACTTTGACATCTCCAACACTTGCACCTTCAGGAATTTCATCTCCTTCTTCCCACAATTCAGCGTCCCGTGCGTCGTAGTCCCAGACGCACATTTCATCAAGGTTGCTGAGAACACTGCCTCGCAAAATCTCAATGCGATCTCCGTTACCTTCAAGCTGAGCGAATCGCGATAAGTGGCCGCCAGCGTAAGTAACAGTGCTGCCACTAACCCTAATATCTCCTTGCTCAACACCATTTTTACGAAACTGAATAATATCACCATTACTATTCCTATTGAAATTACCTGAAATGTTGTCTCTTGAGAGGAACAATGTGGTCCCATTTGAAGATTTATGTATAGAACCTCCTGTGTCAGTGTTACCAAAGCCAGGGGTCACAGAGTTAAAATAATGAAAAAGTGCATGGCCCTCGGAGGTGACACGCATCCGCTGCAGGCCGTCAGTCAGAATCCTGAAGTCGCCTTCATTAGATCCACAGTAAACGTCAGAGTTTGAAGTATTTATGAACCTAATCGATGACGATGAGTTGCCAGTTGAACGGAAAAGTGTGTTAACTTGCGCTGCCCCAGATACTTCAAAAAGTGCAAGGGGATTATTCGTTCCAACACCAACGTTGCCGTTTGAAGCGATGCGCAGTTTTTCACTAGGTGTACTTCCGGTTTTAAAAGCAAAACCTCGCGAACTTGACTTGGCGGTGAACTCCAGTCCAACGTCTGTAGTTTCAATTAATGAGTCATATCCACTGGTTACGTTGCAATCGAATTTAATTCTGCCTGTTGATCCGCCTTCATCACTTGCAAGGTGCAGCAATGCTTCAGGGCTTGTAACTCCAATGCCTACATGACCATTAGATCCATCGATTCGCATCCTCTCTGGTGCGCCAGATCCGGCATGAAGAACAATATCGCCGTTAGTAGTGTCTCTTGCTGCAATATGCAAAGTGTTTGTATCATTAACAATCTGGCCGCAAGTCAAACTAGTTTCAGGCCCACCAGTGCGGAAGCCAATCCGGACTCTTTCGGTAGTACCAGCACTAATGGTCGTCCCAGAGAACGTAGACGAGATCGCAGGACCTGCTACTTGCAGCAATTGAGTTGGATCTGTCGTACCAATGCCAACGTTCTGTGAGCCATCAACTGTGAGAGCTTTTTCTCCACCTGTGACAATAGAGATTTCATTAGAAGTAGTTCTTCTAAATCCAGTGTCAATGTCAGCGGCAAAAGAAATGCCAGGCTTTGCATCCGTTCCATCAGCAGCAAGGACCTGACCGTCTACTTCCGCAAGGGTGATCCAAGCGTCGTTTGCAGCATTCCGCTGCTTAATCAGCGCAGGGGTTGCACTGGTGTCGATCCAGTATTGGAAGGCGTACTTGGTCGCGGGCTCCGTGGCGCTGCTGTTCTGACTGACGATTGCAGCCAATGCGTTGTTCAGGTCCGAACGGAAGCTGCTACCGCTTTGATTGCTGAGAATGTAATCGTGAACTGCCATCTTTAGGTCTGCTCAGAGCCAAAGCCCGCTGCAACGTACTGAAAATTGCGGTCAATCGAAGAATTGCTGGAATTCTTGAAGTGGACCGTGAAGCCAGTTCGCGTGACGGATGTCACCTCATAATAGTCCCCACTGGCAAGGTTAAAAGCCGTAACTCCAACTGATGGCGCCTGATAGAAAGCGTTCGTGAACGTCACGGCCTTTGCCGCCGCTCCAGAAGCAATCGTCGCAGAGCTTTCTGTACGAGCTGGAATCGACAGCTGGTAGCCCAACTCCTCTACCAACGGCGTCTGGTCAGGATGATCTGCCTCTAGCTCACACTTGAACTGGAACGTGCGTCCGACAAACGTAGCTTTTTCCAAGACTCGCCAATCGCCAAAATTCGTTGAAGACTCCTGCATTAAGTGGTCCCCATCTTCAAGCAGGAAAAAGTCCGTGCCTGCCTCAAGCAAAATGTCATCCGCCGCAGGCGCTTCATCGCTACTACGGAAATACAAGACTGCGTTGGTGTCCTCGGCTAACGTCCCGTCCCAATCGCTCCAAGCGTCAACCAGCTCAGCGCGATCATCAATCAAATCACTGGGGTACAGACCGCGTGAATTTATGGTGCGGTCTAACTCGATTGCAAACTTGCCGCCAAGATCTAAAACCCCAGGGAACTCATATTCACCGCTAGAAAGACGCTCTCCAACGAAATCCATGGACGCCAATCCATCGATTCCATTTAATGCTGGTGTCGTCGGCCCTAAAACTGGATCAAACTTGATATCATCAATAGTTTGGTCTCCGTCGAGCACCAGCCCATCATATTCTGAACTATAGAAACAGTCGATTTTCTCCCCTTGAAACGGAGGGGTGTCCGTGTCCTCACGTCTTGTTTGAACTAAAAGCTTGGGGATTGCGCTAGGGATATTTAAGACAAGGCTGATCGCCGTGGTGCTTTTAACCTTGGTTGTTTGATCCTGCAGCTTGATGATGTACTCGCCGTTCATCAGTGGAACGGTTACTGAGTTTGCTGTTGCTTGCACTTCTGCCAGCTTTACAGCATTAGTAAACGTGCCAGTCCCGTCTGTTTTGCTTGAATGCCTGACAAGGGCTACAAGATTGTTGAGCTTTTCGTTCCTAGGCGGGGTCCACTTAAGAAGCCCTTGCGTTTCATTGATTGGGCTTAGAGATAAATCACTAACGTTCGGAACAATTTGCGTAATTGGCTTTCCATCATCACTGGTGCCTAAATCAGGCAAAGCTGGAGCGGTTGCCTTTGCCTTCGCAAAGGTAGATTTTTTTACAGGAAAGCCAATTCCAACCGCTCTGACATGCACCTCAAAGGTTTGACCAGGGTTAATTCCATCGACTGTGATTGCTGTGCTAGTCGTGTTGAACGTTGTAAAACTTCCTTTGTCAATTCGATGCTTTACGTCAAAAGAAGCGGTGAAGCCAACGGCACCTCTCGTCCAAGTAGCCACACCACGGTTGGTCAGGCCACCCTCTTTTGAAATTAGCTGAAAATCGATTGGCATTAGATGACTGGGGTAGAGGGCGTCTGATCTAAAAGAGTTACATCTAAAAAATCAAGCTCTTCATCTTCATCTGCTGCTTCATAGATGCTGTCGTTAAATTCAACCCCAACAACTGCGAACGTTCCATCACCACTGTCAGCGACGGAAAGGCATCTGAATTTTTGCAGCTTGACTAGATCAGTGTCTATTGCATAAATAGCATCAACAAGAGGGGAAAAACTGAATGGTGTATTAACCACAATGGTTTTTCCACTTGATGCACTCGCGTTTATATGCCTTCTCTCTACATTTCCATCAATCAAAACACATGTCAAAACTTTATTAGAGCCGCCAGGCAGAGTTATTTCCTGATCTGCCACGATCGAGGTTGTTGTTGAGCTACTGATCCGGCCAGACAGCCTTGATCCAGCACGCATCTCATCTTGTACTGCAAAGACCTGCCCAGGGAAGACAAGAGCGCCATCAAGGCCAACAGTGAACGTTATTGTGCTGGCGTCAAGCTCTTCTGACTTCATCATCCAACGCCCCATGCGTTTGGCTTGTTTTTTAGACGTGCAGCCAAAAGCTAAAACCTCTTTCACTTGATAGCCATATTTTGAAATCAATGCTGAGTCTTCGATGCAAACAATGTTTGGCCTGTAAAAATTATCTGGGTCGTTGTAGCGGACCCTAATGCTGGTGCTGCGTGTTTTAAGCGAAGAACCGCTGTAATTAAAAACGCCGCCAACCACTCCAGAGTTTGCAAAGATATGAACAGGATCAACATTGCTTCCATCTAAGTTGCCATGGTCTGCAGTTACTTGAATAGTGTTTGACTGCCAGTACATCATGCCTCTGAAAATTGAGGCAAAATCTTGAAGAACTGTATATGCCTGCGCCTGTGAAGAGACCTGCACATTGCACGCAAAACGTGGCTCGCCATCAATGAGTTCATTTGCATACCGCGCCAACGGATAAAGATCCACCCAGTTCAAATTGCTTTTATCAATGAAATGCCCTGCGCCAAAACGCTTGTTAGTCAGCAGGTCGTAAAAAATACAAACCGGACATGTCGTCCACTTTGCACCCTTCAACTTGCCATTAAAACCACCATTAAATTCAAGACTACCATCATCTCTTGGCGTTGCATTGTGAGGGATCTGAACTCTTTTCCCTCTGACTAAGTATGCCCTAGTCGGTAAAGTCTGAAACTCTTCTGTTGAAATACTCATCCCAACACAGGCTGAGTAAGGATAGGCAGTTCTAATGTCAACATGCTCAACGACAGAAGACCAGATAAATGTATTTGCGCGACCATTTTTTAGCGGAGTGCGCTTGTCTACATCTTCAAAATCTTTGAAAGAAGCAGCGAACATGCGCTTATCAATAGTGGCAGCATTGCTTTGACTGTGCGGAATCTCGCCATGAAATCTAGAATTAGGATATTTAGTGACCTTAATGTTCCAAGGTCCTTTCCCCGGCAGTTGAATTCCGCTTACTTGATATTGATAGTTAGTGGTGCTTATGCCTTGAATAACATAAACATTGTTTGACCCACCTTTGAAGTCCTCGCTGACCTCATCAACGCTTGTCTTTTTTACTCTCTTAAATCCGGACCCGCTGCCAACGTCCTGAATTTTTATGTCAAAGTTGATCTCAGCATCAAACAACTGGCCTTTAACAAGGCTTTCTTGTGCTGTAGAAAAAAGACGTGGGACCGTAAAAATTAAATCAACGCTATCAACGTCAGTATCCGTGATCTGAACAGTTTGACTGCCTGATCCGTAAACTCGTCTTTTGACTCGCGTACCATCACCGTTCAGTATTTCTGTATAACCTTGACCGACCTCTTTGTTTACGTTGATGACATTGCTAGTTTTACCTTTCGCTTGCGGCAAGGCGCTCTGTGTACGCCCACCCTGTCGCAGCTCATAGGAAACATGGCTGTTTCTAACCAGAGTGCTTCCAGTTTGTGCCCTTAGTGGCGATTCATCAAGGAAGATTCCTTTCTTGGCACCTTCAATCGCATCGATCGGACCTTCGCAGAGAAGGTCAACAATTTTAATTACAGACTCGGAATTAAGGCTCATTATGCGTCGGTTACAAGGTTTTCGGTGAAATTCTCGCTTTTATCGCGAAAGTTCTGATAACCGATTGCTCTGATCCTAATACGCCCGCCTTTATTGTCAGCGTCTGTGTCTATGACTTGCACCCTAGTGTCTACGATAGTGTCATTGTCCTCAACTCCACTATGCCCAACATCGATGGCATGACACCACTTATAGCTGTCTGTTTTTCTTAAAAGCCCTTGAATAGTTGCGCGGACTTTACCAAACACAGGTGACTCCCCGTCATAATTGCTCTTCTTTAAAGTAATTTCATAAGTTACAAACGCAGGCACCAGTTGACTCCCAACAACACGGCTTAAACCGTTATCAATTTCAAAGAAAATTTGCAAGTTTTCGGATTTAACATCGTCAGAGTCAAAGTCAATGACAGGATCAACCTTGTCAATTTCACCAACAATAAAGTTGAGCGTGTCGGATCTTTTCCTTCGGATAAAACGACCATTACTTGACTGCTTATCAGCAAACTTAGTGTGATGGTAAAACCATCGCCTAGTCCTTAAGCCGTTAAGGAGTTCAAATTTGAATGAAGGCGTTTCTCCGTTAATAGTGATTGTCTTATTGCCTGGCGCTATAAAAAATGCACCTGTCGGGTCGCTTTCGCTTGTGACCTCTACCTTTGATGAAAGCAAGTGACTGCCGATTAAAACCTTGCCATAGACAAGAGGCACCGTCGCCCCAACACCAACAGTGTTTGCAGGGCCGGAAAAGGCATAAGATTGCTGGCCAGACGTGGCACGGGAAACGCCTTGCGGCCCAGCTGCATTAGTGTTTTCGCCTGGAGAAGTTCTGTCGCGACCTTCAGTCCCAATGCTGGGAACAGTTGGCTGAGGCGCAAGTAACTGTGCGGTGCCAGTAAGCAACAATCCGATGCCGACAGTTCCAGCAGCCGCGGCAAGCGTTGCTCCCAACGTAACAGTGGCACCGGCAACAACACCAAAACCCAGCGCCCCACCGCCAAACAAACCCACAGCCGGGTTGGCAATGGCAACAGCAACCAACGCAGCACCGATCAAGATTTTTCCAATACCTCCTCCACCACCACCACCACTGCCTGCAACCACAGGAGTGACGATGAGATCATTCTTGCCTAACGGCAAATGAAGATCGCCATAGTCCAAAAACTCATCGGCCTGCACAACCGTGTAGCCAATGCCATGCTCATGAGCTTGGGCCATCTCCTTAACGAACTCAGGCTCATTGATGCACAGCAGCTTGATTGCATCCGCAGGGGAACGCAGGTCATGGTATTTGTGCTCTGAGCCGTAACGCTCGCCCAGATCACCCAGCAACCTTACGGTCTGCTGCATACCGAAAGACCGCTGCAACTCTAGAGACATAGTATCGCCCAAAAGGTTCCACTGCACTTAGGGAATCTTGACGCTGATGCAGAATCCGCTCGTCAGGCAAAAGGATTGCAGCGTGCATTGGCGTTGCCGTTCCAAGGCGCATGATCAGCACATCACCAGGTCGCCTTTTTGCGTAATCAACCTGCTTGAACCCGATTGCCAAAGCCTGCTTTAAAAAGATGCTTTCGCAGGTCTCCAAGTCAGCAGGCCGCTCAAAATCAGGCAGTTCAATGCCTTGCAACCCAAACCAATCGCGGATCAACGTAAAGCAGTCAAACTTCCCGTAGTCCCACTGCCTGCCGATCAGGGTTCGATAGTTGACCATTGTTTGTCTGGCACGCTCCAAATATGCCACGGCAATCCCGTTCCAATGCAAGTACGCTTATCAGCTTTGCTGGCCGGGCCGCCATCAGGATGTGAATGCACTATTGCCTCAACAGGCCCAAACATGGCCGCAACTGCATAGTCTCTGGGGTCAATCGCAAAATCAGCGCAAGGATCATCAGCCACATTTCGACAAGGCCAGTATTTGCCACCGACCACAACACCACAGCACTCATTTGGTGCGGATCTTGTTGCGTGCTGTTCTGCGTCAAACTTGAAGTCTTGCACCAGGGAATCCCCCGAACGGCAGCAGTTTTTCATCAGGACCTATGCCCTTACCCTTTGGGTGACGCAACTCACACGCCTTTAGGTTCTTGGCGCATTGATCTTGTGACGCGGTAAAGACTTGCTTGTTTTGTAGGTCAAATTTTTTACCTGGTTTGTATCCACATTCCTTGCCTTTGTAGACCCATGGGCAATGTTCAACAATTTGCCGGCTAGGCAAACGCAGGTTTGTCAGGTCAAGCTTGCCGACCAGTTCAAATTCAACAAGCTCTATGTTTTCCGTTGCAACGCGGTCGATGTACCAAGACTCATAACCACCTCCAAACATTGCAGTCGGATCGGCGCTTGAATTTGTGCCACTTGAAAAATTGACAGCATCCAAAAATTTCTTGCAGGTGCGAATGCGCCTTACCTCTGCCTGCAATGGGTTGTAAGAATTCAACAGAGCTGTGATCGCGTTATTAGCGTTGGCGATCTTCATCTTCGGACGAGGTAGCGTGCCTTTGGTCGTTACTGCAAAACCATCAACCTCAATCGGTACCGCCGCATAAGTTTTGCCGTTAAAAACAATATCTTGCGATAGCTCGTTCGTTCCAGCGTGATAGTAGTAGATCAGATCCACGCCATTTACAGCAGCAGTTAGGTGCAGCTCAAACAGCTCAATAATTGCTGACGGCTCAAGAGAATGCAGCTCCCTTTCGACCTTATTGGGTGTTGTCGTCATGGCTCAAATACCTCCTCAAACGTTGCATTGATATTGAACAGATTGGAGTACGGGAGCGTTTTCGTCCAAGACTTGCAAATCCACTTGTATGTATCTGTGTCGTCTGGAGGAGACCAGTCAAAAGCCTCAACCCCAGCCCTAGCCTCCAAAAAGTCTTCAATCAGATTGGCGTCAGTAGCTCCTATGTTTTGCCAAGTCAGTTGCCAAACTTTCTTGTCTTGATTGATGCCAAAAGTGCTGCGCTGACTGTAACCAGAGCCGAACTGAGCTACACGCACATTAGGCTCAGCCTTTTTGCTGGCTCCGTAGTTCGGTTGTACGTCGGGGAAGGTTGCCATTAGTTCAGAAGGCCTCCAGGCATTTTCTGTTTGACGATCTCAGCTTGAACAGCAGCGCCGATGGCCTTGCCAAGAGCTTTGGACTCCTGTTCGTTACCTTCCACGCTAGATCCAGAAGCGTCAACGTTCACCACGATGTTACTTGCACCAGCCCCAGATGAATGAACTCCAAGCTTGCCTCCAGGGCCTTTCTTAAGCGGAAGGATGGCCTCGGGTCCCGCTTCGCCCATTATTCCGAAATTGCCAGTTCCCCCATTCGCGTACTGGAACAATGTCGGCTTAGTGACTAGACCACCCTTGGCGTAAGGAACAATTTTATTTTTAGCGAATGCAGCACCATTTGCCGCCATCAAGCTCACCGAATCAGGCATGGTCACTGGTGGGTTGGTTCCAGAGCCATTGAACACTGCACCATTCTTTGCTCCTAAACCTAAGAAGTTCCCCACTCCAGGTATTAAAGATATAGCCTTGAATAGAGCCGCTTTTGCGAACATTTTTGCCAGGTCTTGGAGAATTGACCTTGTAAGTTCAGCGAAATTAGCCTTACCAGTGACGACCATATCCGCGAATGCATCGCCAAACTGCTTGACCGCATTAACACCTCGATCGGCCAATGCCTGCTTGAGATCCATTGACCTTTCAAAGAGATCTTTCAAGCCCTTCTGGAAGGACTTCAGAGGAGTATCTACTTCATTGAGTTTCTGCTTGATCTTTTCGTAAAGTTCAGGCATGTCCTTCAAGAGGATTGCCATCTCGTCAAGGGTCTTTTTGCGGTTGTATTCCTCTTGAGTAATCTCACCGGCAAGAACTCTTGCTTGCTGGATTCTGTCTTGTCGTGTTGCTTCTGCGGCCGCCCTCCTTTCTGCCTCATCAGCCTCCTGTTGCGCAATATCTCTTCCTCTTTCCCGGAAATTAAAGTTGGCTATTTCAATGTCATTGGTCCGCTTGATGGCGTCTTCTGTTTCTTGCTTCGCCAGCAATATGTCTAAATCAAGTTGATATTGAGACGCGGCAGATTTGTTTCCTGCCTCCTGCGCTTCGCGGATCTTCCTTCTAATGTCAAGCTCAGCCTGAGTCATCATGACTCGTGCGGAACCTGATTCTGTGTCATCACCTACATCTGGATCGTCAAAGTCAGTTGGGGTGTAAGACGTAGGGGCGTTAATAGGACGACCCGTCATGCGGTCATACTCGATGCCTGCAACCGTGTAACTAGTTGCAAGTTTCATTGCAAGAGACAGGTCGTCAGCAGCAATTTTTGCTGCCTTTAGTTGATTTTTGAGTTGTCTAATCATCCGTCCGTTGCCTTCTGTCTCAAGACGGTCTTGCAACTCTTCAACCTTGTCATTCATCTCGCGAAGCCTATCGTTGGCCTCCTTATTGCTCGTCTCTCCAGCTATCACTGACTTATTGAATTCTGAGTTCTTTCTGCTGTATTTGACCAAAGCAACTGTTGCTGCGGCAATACCTGCAGCTAAAGCGACCCAAGGATTAAGCAACGAAGCAACCGTAAAGCCCTTCATCGCCACAGTCGCCTTGCCAAGGGCTGCAGCCAGCCCAAGCATGATCGCGCTGAGATTTGTAATGACTAGCGTGATCCCTGCAGCCCCGGCAATAATCAGAATCTCTTTGAAATTGGCAACCAAGGCCGCGGTAGCGTCCATCAACACTTTTATGCCAGACGCTGCAGCAACTGCAGCCGTCTTGATGGCTGGCAGCACCTCCAAGGCGAATTCGGCAAATGCCTCCTGCAGTTCGGCTCCAATTGGCTGTAACGCTTCACCAACCTCACGACGAACTTGGTCAAAAGCAACAGCTGCTTTTGCGCCTGCGTCTGCACTACTATTTGCAATCGCCCGTGCGGTGTTTTCGTACTCAGGACCAAGGCTAATAATAAATTTCATCAATTCATCAAGTCCAACAGTGCCCGCCTTAAATGCTTTCTGAAGCTCAGGCAAAGTCATATTATTTGCCTCTGCAAACTTAGTAACTGCGCCAGGCAATCTTTCACCCAGCTGTCCAGAAAGTTCCTCGGCGCTAACTTTACCCTTGGAGAAGGTTTGCACCATAGCTGTTATCGCAGACTCGACATCCTGCGCTCCGCCCCCTGTCGCCTTGATTGCAGAAGTAATGTTCCTGAACACAACTTCTGCATCAGCCACACTGCCACCAGCCCCAATAACAGCTGCAGAAAGGCGTGTAATTCCTCTGGTCGATACATCAAGGGGTACGTTGAAATCTTTGGTGACTTGATTTGCTGCTTTTAGTGCGTCGGAGTACTCCGGCCCAGCGACGCCTTTAAGAGCAATCTCAAGCTTTTGCAGTTGAGCTGCATACTCAGAGGTCGCGCCAAGCGCTTCTCGAAGCATCTTGACTTGAGCGCCAAGTGCTGCACCTGCAGCAACACCAGCGACACCGCCTACAGCGCCACCAACTGCAGCACCAAATGCGCCCTCAGGCCCACCGAATACACCACCAGCTGCAACACCACCTAACCCTTGCGCAAGCCCACCAATCGTTGGACGACGACGACGCTTGTTTATCTTTTCAAGGCGACGATCTACTGCCTCAATTTGACGACTAACATCTTGGAATCCTTTGCTGGTGGGGTCAAGACCAGCCCGTAGCTGCGCAAATGCAGCCCTCTGCGCTTGCAGGCTGTTGATGCTGCCCTTCGATGCAGCAGCTTGTCGATTAATTTCATTTGTGACTTGCGCGAGTGAACGACCCATCATTTCGGTCGCAGCCTTTGTGTCGGCAGAGCCAATAGAAGCAATTGTCTTAAAAAGACCGCTGGCTTCTATTGGCTGATTGGCCATGCCTCCGCCAGCAAATCCTCCGTATCGACTGGAAAGCTTTCTCTCTCTTCTTGCAATTGCACTTTGCACCGGATCTCTTGGCGCAAACATTCCAAATTGCTCTTGCTGCCCTAAACGTCCACGAATTTCCTGCTTTCTTGCCGCAGTACCGAATGGATCACCAATCTGTGATTCCAGTGAATTGATTTCACGCAGAGCGTTTACATAGTCCTTCGAGCCAATAGCAATATTGGCAAAATCCTCCCTCAGCTCTGTCAATCGCAAGGACAGCGCTGCTGTTGTGCGTGGAAGCTCAGTTGTTACCTCGAAGGCTGTTCTTGGATCTGCCGGACCTTCTGCCCCAGTCCGACCAGCCGCAATAACGCCCTGCCTGGCCTGAGCCCTTTGGAAAGAACGAGTTCTTTCCTGGATGTTCCTTAGAACAGTTGCGTATTTGTCGCTTGTGACACTGAGTTCCTTTAGCTCTTCATTGAAGGCTGCAATTTGACTCCCAAAAGTCCCAGCCTTCCTCCCCGGAATCTGAGAAGAGACTTGAGCCAGTGTTGAGACTTTTCTGGTTGTCTCATCTATCTGTTTATCAGCAGCGGCAAGTTTTTGCTGATAATCAACGATGTCTTTTGTGAGAGCACGGAAGGCAGCACCGTTGAGTCCGGCCTGGCTTCGTAAAGACTTAAGTGCTGAAAGCTTGCCAGCGATTACATCACGACTTGCGTTTCCATCTCTATTGAAGGCTTTAATCGCCTTTCCAAGTTTCATCAAACCTGCGTCTGCAGGGCCTGCTGCCTTGGAAAGCCCAGTCAACGCAGACTTGAGCTGCGTTACGCCTTCAATGCCGTCGACGCCCAGCTTGATCAGAAGGTCGCCAACAGTCTTAGCCATCTGCCTTCTTGCTGAATTCGGTCAGTGCGGCGGATTCCATGATTCGGAGCCCCTCCAACACTTCACGGCGGTTCTCCACATCATATAGGTCAAAAAGGCCGCCGGAAACTAGCAGCACCTCATACTTCAGCCCAACGTATCCAGACATGCTGACGGTCCACTGGGTCTGCATGCGCAGGAACATCATGACGATGTCCCAGTTTTCATCCCAAACCTCGAAGTCTGCTGACTCTTCTTGCTTTGGTGCTGGCAGGTCTATGCCAAAAGCCGCAGCATCATCTTGAGTTTTGTCCTCAATAACTTTGCCGCCAGAAGCCCAATAGACCGCAGCCTCTTTTAGTTTCCCGCTTGCGCCTCACCGTAAGTCTTGGTGTAAGCAGCAAGAACGCCTTTCAGCCAATCAACATCGTCTGCAAATTCATCAAGCTCGGCCTTCGAGAACTTCACCTCATTACCATCCTCGTCATTGATGCCTTCCCAGCCGACAAGAACCTTCTTGAGCAGAGAGGCACCCTCAGACTCAGTGACACCCTCCAGCTCAGACAGCTTTACTCTCTTAAAAATCGCCGTGAACTCAGATTTTTCAAATTCACCGGGCTTAGTGTCGCTGGGTTCTTGCACTTCAACAGGCCACTTGAAGGTTTTTACCTTCTTACGAACGAAAGCCATTAGATAAAGGCATAAGCCGGCTCAGCATACACAAAAAAAGGGAGCCCGCAAAGGCTCCCTGCAGACCCCAAACACCTGAAACTTACCTGTATTCAAGTTCCAGTTCATCATTGCCTGCTGTACTTGGCACCGCAGTAAACGGAATCTCCAGCATCGCAATACCGTCAAGGTCTCCATAGGAGACATCGGCGATGTCAGCCTTAGCTGTATTCACTTTTACTTTGTTGCCAGCAGCCGTGCCATGCGTGAACTTCATGACTCCAAGTGTGTCAGCCAAGGCCGTAGCGAAGTAGTCCTTGGTTGCGATCGTGACAGCCTCAAGTGAAACGCTGCCACTCATCGAGCGGTCCGTCAACAGAACTTCAGCAGTCGTAGAACCCACGAGTTCGCGGTAAACGATCTCATTACCAATATCCAGGCTAAAGCTGGAAAGCTTGGCTGTCGTGAGACCCATCACGCTGACGTCAGTAGTGTTCCCCTTCTTGAAGATCAAAGGAGTTGCCTGATCGGCATAAGTGACAGTGGGCTGAGCACTATCGTCTGGAGCCACATAGATTCCAGTCATCGTGAAATCAATGGTCGGGATTTCTCCGACGTTGGCCGTGATGGTAAAAGTTCCGCGAGCACCTGTCACCTTGTGGCGGACACCATCAATGTTGTAGTGAATGGTGACTGAAGAGAAACCTGTGCTGACAGGGTCGTAGGTGACGCTGGTATTAGCAACAATCGTTTCGGAGAAGCCACAAGCCTTGAGAGCCTTGCCGTAACGAGGTGCAGTGCCCGCAGTGCCAGAGCCTGCAAGCTCAACGCTGAAGGTGCATTCAACGCGAGTGTTGGCCAGCAGCTGTTCTGAAGC